CGGTGGTTTTATTAACCCTGCAGGTAATGATAATGCACCGTTAATTTCATTACGCGGTAATGATGTTAGTAATCCAGGTGGAGCCGAGTTTGCTGGTGATGTAATTGTAGGAGATAAGCCCGGCTCAGGTGGTGACAGAGTTTCAATCTCTCCTTCAGGAACTATTCAAGGAATTGTTAATGGAGGTAATAAGTGGAATATTAATTCCGACGGCACCGCCACGTTTGCTGGCTCACTTGAAGCCGCAAGTATTGATGGTGGATCTTATTAGAATAGAAACAGGATTATTACTCCTGTAGATCGTAGGTTTTTACCATGAAGATTCAGTTAAAGCGTTCAAACGTCCTTGAAAGTGGCAATGCCAAGGTGCCAACTAGCGCGCAGTTGGATTACGGTGAACTTGCTGTTAACTACAACGCTAATGACCCGACGCTGTTCCTAAAAGATAGCGACGATAATGTCATCAAATTTGGTGGTACTTCTGCCTACGACGATCGCTACGTACAACGTGCTGGCGATAACATGACTGGCGACCTGACGTTTGGTACAGATGGTGCGGCTACTCCTAATATCACTCTCGACGCAACTGGATCTGGAACGTTTGCGGGTAGCGTGCTGTCCACAAGTTACAGCGGCGCAGGACAGCAGCCTGGTTATTCTCTTGCTTCAACAGGTGCTTTGATTCTTAATCGAGCAGCAAATCAACCTGCTCTCAGAATTTTTACAGAAGGAGCGGGTTCGACTCTGCCGTCAATTACTTTGGACTCCAGTGGCAGCGCGACGTTTAAGGGCATCGCTAAAATCAGCACTGAATCTGCTTCACCAGTAAGTGGTGGTGCAAAAGGCGTTGAAATTAATCCAACTGGCAGAGTTACCTGCGCAAAGCCGTCAGGCAGCGCTGAAAGTGATCAAGTGTTTAGTGGATTTGCTGTAGGTAATAGCTCTGCTACAACTAAAATTTTTAGTGATGGCAGCGCCGAATTTGCAGGTCATTTGGTCGCAGGAAAAGTCAGCAACGATACCAAGTATTTCCGCTGGCGCGACTCTGATGGCGTCACTATCTACGACAACGTTCTAACTGGAGGTAGCGAATTATTCAAAATTATTAGTAACGACACCGCCTCCCTTAAAACCCAAGTTTCTTTCGCAGCCAATGGCTCTGCGTTTTTCAGTAACACTATAAGAAGCAATAGTCAAATCAGATGTGATCGCTTCAAATGTGGAGACAATGCCGATCAAGACCGTATTGAGCTTAGTGCCGGCGGTTCCATATACGGCGCCGATGGTGACTTTCAAGTTGCAAACGAAGGCAATAATGGTGCTCGAATGCAAATCAAGCGTAGCGCTGGCAGTGATGCGTTTGTCATTATGGATATGAGTGGCACCCCTGGGGTTCAATTGAAAGTTGGAGGTACTTCAACCTTCCGATCTACTATCCAAACAGGGTATTTTAATACTACCAGCACCGGCACTGCAGGTTGCTTGGTCGGTGCCACTGGTCAGATCGATGTGCAGAGGACCAGCAGCCAAGGAAACTCTTTCCTTTTCCGTGGTTGGCAAGGTACTTCCAACACTTGCTGGATTAGAGCAGATGGTTCGGCATCATTCAAATCGATCACAGTCGATGGCGGCAGTGTGCCGGAAGCCACAAACGCAGAGTTTGTGAAGGTTGGTACGGATAGCGGATCTAACGCTACTCGATACATCAGCTTTGTTTCTGCGACTGGTACCGGTCAATCTATTCTGACTGATACAGCTCTTACGTATAACCCAGCTACTGACACCATTGGTGCCGGTAACTTTAACTCGACTTCTGACATTGCGTTGAAGCAAGACATTACTTCAATTGATGGTGCCCTGTCACGCCTGTCTAATATCGAAGGTGTTGGCTTTGCTTGGAAGAAGACTGGTGCTCGTACCTACGGTGTGATCGCACAGGATGTTGAAAAGGAATTCCCGGAACTCGTTCACACTGAAGAATTCAAGAGTGTTAACTACAACGGTCTTGTGGGTGTGCTGATTGAAGCCATCAAAGAACTCAAGGCTGAGGTCGAAGAACTCAAGAAAGGCTAAGTATAATAGTAAAAGTATAAGCCGAGTGGAAACACGAAGATGGCAATTAAAGTAAATGGAACGGATATTATTCTCAATGACCGCAGTCTTGAGGTGCCTAATGGTTACGTTGGCTTCGGGTCGATAGGCGCCGAAGCCTTGCTAGATGTGACAGGGATGGAAGTTGGAGATACTATTTATGTCGATGATTACGAAATGCTAGCTACTTGGAATGGTACTAATTGGATAACAACGGATGGTACCGAGGTAAATTATACAAGTACTACAGGTGGGATTATGGTTCAGCCTGGAAATGGATATCAATATCATACATTTATTGAACCCGGTACGTTTACTTCTGAAAGGGCATTGAACAATCTTGAAGTACTAGTTGTTGGAGGTGGCGGAGGTGGCGGCTCTGATGGCTCTGGTGCTGGTGGCGGTGGCGGCGGCGCCGGAGGTCTTGTCTACTCAACCAGCGTATCTATCTCCGCAACAAGTTACTCTGTAACTGTTGGTGCTGGCGGCGCCAAACAAAATAGTGGTGGAGATAGTTCTTTTAGTTCCCTTGTTGCTAAAGGCGGAGGAGGCGCAAAACCTTATAACCAAAACGGTCTACCCGGCGGTTCAGGTGCAGGTGCTGGTGCTAGATCCTCATTTGGAGCCGCAACTCAGCCAGGAACAACACAAGGATTTCCGACAGTTCATAATGCAGGAAACCCAGGTGGTGGTGGAGACGGAAATAATGAAGCCGGCGGAGGTGGCGGTGCTGGTGGAGTAGGACCAAACCGTAGTGGCGGTGTTGGATTAGAGCTTCTTGCATTCAGAGGTTCTTTGATTGGAGTCCCTGCTATTGATCCTTTAAATGGATATTTTGCTGGTGGGGGTGGAGGTGGAACTGATTGGCCCACTGCAACTCCTGGAGGACTTGGCGGTGGCGGTCAAGGAAGTGGCGTTCCTGGTCCGCCAACTGGCGGAAGAGCTGACGCAGGTATTGAAAACTCCGGCGGCGGCGGAGGTGGCGGCGGTAGAAATAATAATAATGCTCAACCTGGCGGTTCAGGTATTGTTGTCATCAGGTATCAAATAGGAGGATAATTATGGCTATTAAAATCAACAACACAACAGTTATTACAGATTCGCGTAAAGGTAAGTTCACTCAAGTTACAACCAAATCTGTCAGTATCGAGCAACTGCTGACAATGACAGGAACTCGTGTCGGAGAAACAGTTTTTTGTGTCGACCTAGACAACGGTAAAGGCGCTCTAGTTACTTGGACTGGTTCAGAATGGAATTTACCTGCTCCAATAGTAAATGGCGGCCAATCATGGGCAACTAACGGATGGAAATATCATTTATTTACAGCACCTGGAATCCTCAATAGCACTTTGCCAGGCTCCGGTGAAGTCGCTGTGCTTGCTGGAGGCGGCGGAGGTGGAGCAGGACGTATTGGCGGCGGCGGCGGTGCTGGTGGTTTCCGTATTGCTTCAGTTAATTGGGATATAGGTACAACTCCAGTGACCGTTGGCTTAGGTGGTCCAGGCGGTGTCCAGTGGCCAGGCTATGGTCCAGAGCCTCGTGGCCCAGGTTCGCTTGATCCGGACGGCTTCCGAATAAATGATGCTTGGGGTAACCAAGGAAAACCATCCTCATTTGCCGGAATTACTTCAACAGGCGGTGGAGCCGGTTGCCGTCAAAATGCTGGTACTGGCGTCAAATCAGGAGGCAGTGGCTCAGGTGGAACGTCATGGGCTATAGGTGCTGGTGTCGGTAACTCGCCACCGACAACACCACCACAAGGAAATAATGGTGGTTCTATTCCCGGATCATTCCCAGGCAATGAAAACAATTTTGTTGGTGCCGGTGGTGGCGGCTGGGGCGGAGAAGGTGAAACTGTTCCTCAACAAAACAATCAAAACGGACGCGGTGGTTTAGGTATTGCGGTAACTGATTTCGGACCACTATCTGCCTCAGGTGAATCATGGGTAATCCCAAGTGGTGTGACTATCGGACCTTCTGTGCCACTGGGTTTTGCTGGTGGCGGCTCAGGCTACGGCGGTACATTCCCTAACCGTCCTCAAGGTGACAACGTAAGTCCGCTTGGTATTGGGGGTGGTGGCAACGGTAGCTACGGCCAACCTCAAACAACCAAAAATGCAAAGTCTTACGGTGCCGGTGGTGGTGGTGGCGGCTTTCGTGATACAACCAACGTCTCCGGCGGAGCAGGATACCCCGGTTTTGTCCTTGTTCGTTACAGGACTTCTTAATTATGGCTATTAAAATCAACAATACTACTGTCATTTATGATGACACTTCTACGGATTTTTACTTTGTAAATCCAGGTGCCTACACTAAAGCAGAGCTAGCATCACTTACAGGTGACACAGTTGGGTCATTTGTTTTCTGCAGTGACGCCGGTTCAGGTGCTGTTGGAAAAATAGTTCATTGGGATGGCTCTAAGTGGACTAATATTTCTTCTTTGGATGCAAGTAACTCGGATTTTACAAGCGAGCCGGGTAACGGATATAAATATTATACGTTTGTGAACCCCGGCAGGCTTGTCGTTAATACTGGCGGGGTTGCCGATGTTTTGGTAGTTGGTGGCGGCGGTGGGACCGGTCCCTTCTCAGATTCACGTAATGGTGGAGCTGGCGGAGGAGGTGTCTGCTATTGGCCCGGGGTTGAATTACCTGTAGGTGGTTACAACATTCAAGTTGGTGCAAGATCTGGCGGCAATAATGGGGAACAAGGAAATGGATATCCTAGTATTTTTGGCGCCGCCAACCCCACTTATGAAGTAACTGCCTTAGGTGGTGGTGGCGGTGGTGGTGGCCCAAGGCCTAGCCAAGTGCCGGCTGGCGATGGCGGATCAGGTGGTGGTGGTTCAGGATTTGATAGTAATACTCCATCTGGTACTTCAACTCAGGCAGGTCAAAACCAAGGTAGAATAGGACTTTTGCAGTATGGAAACCCCGGTGGTCCTGAAGCTGGATTTGCTGAAGGCGGCGGCGGTGCTGGTGAGCCTGGTTACCCTTCTAGTCCTTCCAGTTCTAAGCAAGGGCGAGGCGGCAATGGTGTTCAAATTATAGGATTTGATATTAGTGCTGATCTACAAATTCCTGGAGCAACAGCCAATAATAGCTACTTTGGTGGAGGTGGTAATGGTAATTCTGCTGCCCAATCAGACATTCGACCCTTAGGTGGCGGCGGCACAAGTCAGCAGAACAATCCTGGCGAGCCAGGCCTTGATTACACGGGAGGTGGTGCTGGTGGCGGTGGCGCAGGAGGTTCCGGTCCAGGTAAGTATGGCGGTCAGGGACTTGTTGTAGTTAGAGTTCTAGTGTAAATCCACTGATTGCCTGAATAGTGTCTAAAATAAATATGATTATGGAACTATATGGCGTATCAATCAATTTGGTATTTCTCGGATTTACCTAAAGATGTTGTTGACATTATCGAACGAGATCTTGAGGTCAAGTTTGATGATGAGATGGCTGATTCTAAATTAGCTGGTGATTCTCTAAACAAAGAAAAACGTAATTCAAAGAATGCTTGGGTGCCTACACACCACTGGCTTGGTGGATTTATGTGGCACTATGTTGAACGTGCTAATCGTGAAAACTTCTTGTATGACTTGCATTGTATTGATGGTGAGTCAATGCAGTACACACAGTACGACGTAGGTCAGTACTACGGATGGCATAACGACGCTGGACTGTCTACTCAATACAAACCTGTAAGTGTCGGTAACCGACAAGATGGTCTAGCACAAGACTTCCTGAATGAAAATACAGAACTTGTACGCAAACTGTCGTTCGTACTACAGCTATCTGATCCAGATGAATATGAAGGTGGTAACTTACAGCTGCTTGATGAGACAGGTAAGTGCTATATCGCTCCAAGAAAACGGGGCACAGTCATTCTGTTTGACTCCCGCACACAACACCGTGTACTTAAAGTGACAAAAGGATTGCGTAAATCTATTGTTGGATGGACTGTTGGTCCACGTTGGAAGTGAGGTAACTATGGCTATTGTTATTCCAGAATCTATTTTAAAAGAGGAAGCAGGAAAAGTCGGCACAGCAATGACAGGGCACGCTGCTTTTGACAAGTTAGGCTATTTGCCGCTGGAATCTCTGTGGGATCCAAAAGAATTATTTTGTGAAGTTCCTGAAGAACGCGGCCAATTTAACTATCACGGTAAAACTGTTAAAGAGTTTCACCATATTCCCGTTGAAGGTCAGGTAGAAGGTTCTGTTTCACGCTATTGGTATCCGCAGTATCGTCAGATCCATAATGGCATCCGTTTAAAACTTCAAAAAATTCTAGGTTGTGAGTTGTATAACACTTACTACTATGATCGTTACTATTTTCCAGGTCAAGAACTAAAAGTTCACACTGATCGTGACGCCTGCGAGATTTCTGTGACCGTACATGTTAGTACTAACTTGACAGGTACTGATGCTGAATGGCCTATCTGTGTAAAAAGTGTTGACGGTCAAGCAGTAGAACTGTCGCTAGAGCCTGGTGATGCTGTGCTTTATAAAGGATGTGAACGACCACACTGGCGTGAGCCTATGCCTAAGCCTCGTCGTCGTCTACGTGATCGACTGTTGTTTAGGAAAGAACCTGAGTACTACTACCATCAGATCTTTTTTCACTATGTCCTAGCCAACGGTGAGCGAGCACACTGTGCTTATGACGCTGCCAAGTGAATCTCCGCTTCACGCCTACGAACTAGACCAGGTAGTGGGCCATCACTACCGTTGACCCACTTCGGGAACTCCTCTTGGAAACACAGTTGCTTGTTCTCACCTTCGTTCATCCGACGTCTAAACGTTGAATGCTCTAGTGAGCCAGCACCAACGTTGTACGTAAAGCTGACGATGGCATCGAACTCATGTTGTGTCAGTGGTACAGCAATAAGACAACTCACTTCATCCTCGAAGTGATGGAGGTCTTGCTTCAGTAGACGCTCAGCTTCTGCTTGTGTGATCTTCATGCCAGGAGTGACATCAGGACCCGTATGTCCATAGCCAATAGTCAAGACACCAGCAGCACACACGTATGCCTTAAGTTCACAGCCTTCAAAACTCTTGATTAGGTCAACACCTGCTTGTGATGTAACGGTCGGCTCCTCACCGACCTCTTCTACTTTTTTGCTGGATCACGGACGTCAAGGTACCAGCCATCACCTTCACCACCCACAATCCAGCGTGGGTTCCAGTTCTTGTAACTGTACTTCTGGTTAGATCCATCTTGGTTATCGGTGTATCCACCGACAAACAGTGATGCTTAACCGTTGGGATCGTTGACAATCCAAGTGCTGTCTTCATAGCCAATAATGACAGACCAATGTCCACCACCAGTTGGTGCTCCCACTGGACCCTTGTGTAGCCAGCCCACAGGTACAGGACGTTCTTCATCAATCAGACGACGCAAGTCATCGGTCGTCCCGTTAGTGATAAAGCGTGCTTCTAACCCAAGTTCCCGCAGTGCTTGTACCTGAGCGGCAGCATCAGTGCTGTCTCCATACTTCTGACGTACAAGGTTGTAAGCATCGTCGTTTTCAATTTTGCCGTAGTACATGGCAACCATGGCACAACTACTTGAGAAGCATTCTCGGTAGCCAGTACCGGATGCATTGTCTAGCTGTGACTGATACGGCACATCCAGTGGGTTACTGGAGTCCGGCGTAGGTGTTGGCTTAGGAGTTTGGCGGTAGATCTTGACCCACTCAGATTCATCATCCTTAAGTGAATCTTCTAATGAAGCATATAAATTATCTACAGCACGTACTTGATGCTCTTGTTGGCTATAGTACTTGAAGAAGTTTCTAAACTCTTCTACCGTTAATTGAGACATATAATTGTATTAAGCTAGCACTATTCTACCTAGATGACTAAAGAAGAACGACAACATTTTTGGGAGCAGGTAGAAACCGGATCTAATCCGTTGCTGTCTGTTATGTCTGGATTGGTAGAGAAGTGGGGAATGCCAGCCATCATGATGGCTCTCGGTGATATCGCAGTTGTACTTTCCGAGGATGCTGTAGACGCAGACAACATTACTGCCGACCAGCGTGGGTTGATCATCAACTGTTGTGCTCAGGTGTCTAATCTTTCAGATTTGATGCACGCTGAGATGGACTTTATTGAATCACGCAATGTCTAACAAAATGTCTAAAGACGAGTTTGAAAATTGGAAGCGGGTTAAAGAAGGTTTAGAGAAGGCAGGAAAGACAGATTCTATGTTTTACACCAGAGCAGTAGCAATCTTAGATGGTAAAGATGACCCGCTAAAATAGTATTATCTGTGAATATTTGTCATGGCGCAGCGTATGGCCGGGCAAAAGCTGAAAGACAGCTTGACCCCCAATAAACCTCGGCGTACTCCCGACCACCCTAAGAAGTCACACGTTGTGCTGGCTAAAGAAGGTGGCAAAGAGAAGTTGATTCGCTTCGGCGAACAGGGTGCCAAGACTGCTGGTAAGCCAAAGGCTGGTGAGTCAGAAAAGATGAAGAAAAAGCGTGCTTCTTTTAAGGCACGTCACGGTAAGAACATCAGTAAAGGCAAGATGTCTGCTGCTTACTGGGCTGATAAAGCTAAGTGGTGATCGTTATGGCACATGATTCTAAGAAGCAAGCAAAGATGTCTCAGGATTTTCTGAAGAAGAAAACTGAGGAGACTAAAAAGAAAGCCAAGAGTGGCGAGGCACTGGTAGATACCAGCAAGATGCCTGAAGGTCTTCGTAAGCATTTCGAGAAGAAAGGCGATAAGAAGAAGCCAGAGGAAGGTAAGAAGTAATGACTTATCAGGTCCAACAAATTGGCATCACTGGGCCAAGCGCCAGAATCGGCGGTTCTTCTGAATATCACATTGATTCTAAGTTCAGCTCTAGCCTGTCGATGGAGGAAATCCGTGACAGGTTTGATGCGCTTGCTTCTAAGTATGGCTCTGACGGACGCAACATTGAGTTCTCAAACTCAGGTGTAAGTGGCGAGGTCTACAGCCTCGACATGTCTCCTGAAGCAAGGCTAGACCTACTGACTCGTGCTTCCGGTGCACATGCAGCACGTGAAGGATGGCATTCCTTTGATTATTACGCTCCAACCAAAGGCAATGATCGCTGGCACTCTTCTGCTGAAGGTGCACCTATCTATGTTGTTGGTGGCAGCGGACTAAAGATTGAAGGGGGTACTGGTGGTAACTACGGCAACTACGGTCTAGTCATTGGTGCTGATGGGCAGGTCATTTCTAAGAGTGGCCACGGCGACAACAGTCAATCTGTTTATGGCGGAGGTGTCTTTGGCGGGACTCCATCAGACGAATCTCCGACAAATTCAACACCGACTACACCACAGCAAGAAGCAGTAGAGCGTACACAAAACTACGCTAATATGAGTAAAGCAGAGCTAGACGCTGCCTACGATGGCATGCGTAATGATCCAGCAAAGGCTGCGGTCGAAGGAATGAAAATGCACAAAGCGTACTTCGGTAAAGCCTAATGTCTCAAGAATCTAGATCTAAAGCCAAGTCAAAGGCTAAGTCCAGAGTCAACGAGGCAGGCAATTACACCAAGCCTGGAATGCGCAAACAAATTTTTAATAGAATTAAAGCCGGCTCTAAGGG